CATTGGCCTGAAACGATTTGGCCGATATAACGATTGATCAATGTGTAGTCTTCTTTGTTGTCAGGGTTGATCAGTACCGTTCTCACGTTTGCTAAGTACTGCCCCTCGATGACAGTTGTTGCGAAAGGACGGCTTAGCTCGTTATTGGGCAGCGCTATGCTTGCGGGCTGGTTGTCGCCGGTCTTTGTGACCGTTACACCAGAAAACGCGAATGGCATAAATCCGAAGTTATTTCTTGCGCCTGTGTCAACATTGAAGAAAGGTGCGTCTTCCCCGACCCAGTAATTCTGGAAGGCGAAACCACCTGTTTGATCAGGTGGGCGCAACGTCATGTAATGGGCAAAAGCAAGAGTTGAGTCTGACATCAGAGACCAATCCTCCTGCGTTGAGTAGTGTTCTGCTTAAGCGTAGTCAGCGCACGACGCTCACCTTGCATTGCACCTTGTTGAGCTGCTTGCCTCATACCAGCCTGGAACTGATCAGCGGTGACATACTCGACATTGTTGATGCGTTCCACGGTGTAACGCACGTCGATTGGCTTGGATGCGACGGCTGTATTGCCAGTTCCTGTTGAAACGGTATCCCCGTTTTGCGGGATGACAGCAGAACCGCGAGCACCCCGCGAGTAGCGTTCCAGGCTTTCGCGCATCTTGTCTTCGGGGATGATGTACTCGGGTTGACCGCCTTCCCCGACAAGTGCGCGGGTTGGACCGGTGACAAAACCACCCTCGGCAAAGGCGGCCCCAGGCGTAGGAGCCAGAGGGCCAAAACCTTGGAGGTTGAAGTTTTCTGGTCCGACTCTGTTGCCTCCACCTAGGCCAGCGAACATACGGGCGATGCCGATCGCGATATACTGCGCAATCATCACCGCACCCTGTTGGATCAGTGCTTGGCCCATACTTTTCAGCATGTCAGCAAAGACTTCTTGGGCATCCCTCGACCCATCGATAAGACCGGTGAACAGATCTGTCAGACCTTGACTGAGGGCGTTAGTCAACGGTTGGAGCTTCTGCAGCGTTTGCTGCATTTGAAGCTCTTTCTGTTCGACTTGGTTGAGAACGGGGAGTAGCTCTTCGTATTTGAGCCTCCTTTCCGTCAGAAGACCTAGCTGTTGTTGAAGATCTTTGTTACTCTCGTCCTTCTCAAGCTTTTTGTTTACATCTGCAATCTGTCGATCCAGGTTGTTGTATATGTCTTCTTGTTTTTCAAGTTGCTTGATTCGTAGCTCCAGCATTTCCGAATCTTGGTCGCCAAATGGGCTACTGATGCGGCGCTCTACTGCGCCGATTTGGCGGTTAAGGCCGATGCCGATGTCCTCAGTTTCGCGTTCACCGGCAAGTTTTGCTAGTTCGCGGTTAGTGGCCAACTCCTGTTGTGCTATCTCAAGGTTGCGTTGCTTAAAAGAGTACTCTACTTTTAAGAGTTCTATACGACGATTTTTTAGACGCTCATCCTCTGAACTAAGTCTGATTGCCTCGATTTCTTTCTTTTCGCGTTCATCCAGTAATTTAAGTGATACGGCAATTCTAGCGGCTTCGCTGCCGGCGTATTTTATGCTTTGATCTATTTCTTGAACCCTTATTTTGGCTAGTGACGATCTTACTCTGTTTTCTTCTTCTAAAGCTTTTTGTGTTTTTCTGTCAGCCCTTAAGGCTGCTTGTGTTGCTCTTTCTAGCTTTGCCGCCCTAGCTTCCTCGGCCTTAGCGATGCTGTTATTTAACACCAGTTTTTTATTGTTAATATCCAAATATAGGTTATCCAGTTGTTGTTGCATTTGTGCATCTGTCAAAACTTTTTTTCTATTTTTGGCAAGAATCTTGGCTTCTCTGCTCGTAAGCTCAATTTCAAGTTTTTCTCTTTCTGCAGCCTGGACCGCTGCGTCAGTTAAATCCTTGTTTTTAGCCAATATTGTGCTGTTTTGCGCTAAAATCTGGCCCTCAAAATTTCGGGCTGCTGTGCCTTGAAGCTGAGCATCAGCTGCTGCTTGGGCCAAGTTATCTTTCTTAGTGACTTGTTCAATAATCTGCTTTTCTAACTCTAATTCAGTCAACTTTCCTTTATTAAAATCTAGTATCGCCTTCTGTAAAACTTTATTATCAGCAAATTCGGGCTTTAGCTCTAAACCAAAAACTAAATTCTGCTCGACAGCCCTTTCTACTAATCTAGTTCTCTTAATTTGCTGGGTAAGGAAATCGGTTATGGATGCCAGTACGGGCGCCATAGCCGCCTGAAGAGCAGTAAACGCTTTCGCAAGCTCGTTACTAAACTCTGTCGTCGAGTCCCCGTATTCTTGCAGGGCCCTAACGCCTTCCTGGCCCACAACCACAGCAAGTTGCGCAGTTGCCAGTTCTTGGGCTTCCAATACACCTACACTTCCTTCAACGGACCGAATAAGCTTCTCAGTCGCAGTACCACTAAGCCCAGCTGCTTCTGTAAGTGTTTTTATGTCTGCAGTTAGAGGGTTTAGAGCCTTACCGAGATTTGCAGCACCAGTTGTAAAAGTATCAAACGCCTGACCAAGTGCCGTGCCAACCAAAGAGAGGCCGAAGCCAAACTGGCCGCCTACCAGACCGCCAGCCGCACCACCTACGCCACCGCCGACTGCAGCGCCTATACCTTGGCCGAAGAGAAGTGGGAACGCTCCACCGATGATGGCGCTACCAAGAGCTTCTTTGCGCGATTTGGCGCGTTCTCTCGCTATAGCACGGGTCTCTTGACGTTCACGTTGGCGGAAACGGAGAACACGTCGGGCTCTGTCTATACGCTGATCTTCGGCTTCAAGTAACTGGTCTATTTCTTTTCCAATCTGTTTGGCAACGGTAAATTCGTTCTTTTTAATCGCATTACCAGCAAGAGCAACTTTGTTCTTTAACTGCTCCTGTAGTACGTTATTTGTCGCAAGTTTGTTGATACGTTCCAGGCGCTGAAGATTCTCGCCTCCTAGTTCTTGTCGCTGCGCCCTGTTTGCTCTGGCTCTGAACAACTGGCTTTGGCGATCATTGGCACGCTCTAGGCTTCTGACGATTTCGGCGTAAACACCGCCTAGCTGCTCTGCAATGGCTACTTGCGCTTTGAGTCCTGTGACGCCTTGGGTAAGAAGAGAGTTTGACTTCTGAAGATTTAAAGCCCGTTCTGCTGATTGCTTGGCTTCCTCCCGTGCTCGTATTCTGCGGTCCTGCTCTATTTCTGGCAGCGCGACAGGGAAGCCCATCGAGCCAGCAGTGCGGTAGGGCGTTGGTATGCGCCGGGACAACCCGGCAGACGCACGCTCCTCTATCTCTCTTCGGCGTTGTGCTTCTAAGGTTGCTTGGTTTGTGACGTTTCTCTGGATGTTTAGTTTTTCTTGTAAAGCCGTACCATCACGCTCGTTGAGTTTTGCGATTGCCTGATAAACTGCTTCTTGCTCCGAAAGTTGTTTGAGTCGAAAAGCCTCTGCATTTTGTCTGGTTTGAATTGACTGACGGCCTTTAGACGCTTCCAGTTCAGTGACCGTTATTCCTTGTGCTTGACGCTTTAGGTCGGCTTGGGCGCGTAGTTCATCAGTGAGTTTTTTCTCCGCTTGCACGATTGTGTTTGTTGCTTGACGCGCTTCTCTGGAGGCACTATTAAACGAATCACGCCGTTCTTCACCTACTTGAATCAGGTTTCTATATTGTTTTGCTGTACCCTGTGTTGCGTTTATTAGTCTTTGCAACTCAGATGTACCTTTAGCTGCATCCTCAGCTAAACCTCCTAGGGCCTTGCTGCTTACCTGTTCAATGTCGCCTAAGCTTTCACGTAACTGCCCTTCAAGTACGCCTGCAAGCGCCAATAACCCTGCAGTGGCAGCGCCTGCTGCCCCCTCCATTGTGTAGAACTTATTTACAAACTCCCGAAGACCTTCAGTGTTGTTTAAAAAGTTTTGTAAGTTGAATTGTAGTTTGTTGACCTCTTGGGCACTAGCACCTACGGTGTCTTTAAGTGCGGTAAACCCTGGGATAAAACGGGATAGGCCCCCTGTGTTTTTGTCTAATTCCTGTATAGACGCTGCAACTGTTCCAGTTGACTGCGCCAACTTGAACATTTCTGCATTTAATGCCTGCAGCCCTGCACCTGCTACCCCAGCTGTACTAACCCCTTCAAATATGCGTGCAAATACCTTTGCAGTGCTGTTTGCACGGTTTTTTATGTTGCTTAACTCTCTCTCAATTGCTCGAAAACCTTTAACATCTGGAATAAGGGCTTCCTTAAATTCTTTACCTGCGGAACCTATGCCGGATAAGCGGTCTATAGCGCTCTCTATCTTTTTTATTTGCGATAAAGCTTTATTGATGTTTACATCGAGATCAATGCGGGCGTTATATGAAGCCATCGACCCTGTGTAGACCTAACGTACTCAGTTTAACGACGCCGGCGGGCTTTCTCCATCTCCTTTTCTTGGTCTTCGTTGAGGATTTTGAAGTAGGCGCTCCAGCCGATGAGTTCTTCGGCGGTCATTGTGGTGCGGACTTCGGACAGACTCATGCCCAATTCTTTGGCAACGCCAAATTGGAGCATGAGCCAGTTGTCTTTACGAAGTTCCGCGCTTAGGAGTTTGGGTCCATCTCCTCGGCGTCCTCGTCGTCGCTAAGGATGGCAAGCATCAAAGACTGAAGATCCTTGTCCTTAACGTCGTTTTTGAGGATGTCAATCTCGCCAGGGGCAAAAAGTTTTTTGCCGTTCTCGTCCAACGCCTTTGAAATTAGAAGTTGGAGTGCAAACGCACCAGCATCGTCGGATTTGGCTTGGCGCTGTGCGC